AACCCTGGGGGTAAACCCACAATGGTAAAAACATTTGTCAAGAAAAAGAAAAGCTGAGGAAATAAAAAAAGACGTTATTAATTGGTCTAAAACTGTCTTAGAACCAATGAACAAACACATCGGTTTTCCAGCCTGTCCCTTTGCAGCTAAGTGGAGAAAAGATAAAAAAGTGCGAATTGAGGTTCGCATGGATAAATCTAAATACGAAAAACAATTAACTTCTGTTATTAAGTCTTGGAATAAAAAAGAACACGATATTATAATTTACTGTGATCCCTTTTTTGAACAATATGATCCTGAACAATTTCAAAAAAAAATAGATTTTTATAATAAAACCTATAATCGAAGAGACGTTTATTTTATGGGTTTTCACCCTGAGACCCCTGCTGATCCTGATAGCGAAGCCTTTTTGTGCGACCCTACTGAAGAACCTGTGGAGCACTCCAATTTAGAATACTCCATGATGTTAATACAAAAGTTTAAACAGTTATATGAAGCAAGTTGCAAACTTCATAAGATAGGCTATTATGAGAAATGGCCTAAGGAATACTACGAAGAAGTGGTAGCTGAAAGGCAACGTACGTACGAACAACTTTTTAAAAAGGGAGTAAAATCATGATGAAGAAAAAACAAGTAATCAAAAAAAGAGGTGGAGGCATGACTAAAAAGAAACAAGTCATGAAGAAACGTGGTGGTGGAATGATGAAGAAACGTGGTGGTGGAATGATGATGAAGACCATGAAAAAAGGTGGACCAGTAAACCAACACAAAAGAATGGCAATGGGTGAAAAGGTTAACTAATAATGGCTACCTCTGGAACGACTACTTTTAATTTAGATATAGACGATATAGTTGAAGACGCCTACGAACGTTGTGGTGTTCAAACTAGATCTGGTTATGATTTAAAATCAGCTAGAAGAAGTCTTAATATTTTGTTTCAAGAATGGATGAACAGAGGTATTCATTTATGGAAAGTAGAAAATCAAACTGCTAATTTAACAGCAGGCACAACTACCTACACTGCACCAGCAGATGCTAGTGATATTTTAGAAATGACTTTTAGACAAGTGTCTGGTGGCACAACAACTGATACAACCATGACAAAAATTTCAAGATCTGAGTATCAGGCTTTACCTAATAAATTTTCTCAAGGTCAACCTACACAGTATTATGTTGAGAGAAATCTTTCTAATGTTCAAATTAATCTTTATCAAACACCTAATACGACAGATACACAAATAAATTACAATTATATTGGTAGAATAGAGGATGCAGGAGCTTACACAAATCAACCTGATGCTCCTTTTAGATTCTTACCTTGTATGGTTTCAGGATTAGCGTTTTACTTATCGCAAAAGAAAAATCCACAAGCCACTCAAGCTTTGAAATTATACTATGAAGATGAATTACAAAGGGCTTTGACTGAAGACGGTCAAAGAGCTTCAGTTCACTTAACTCCTCAGAACTATTTTATAAACGGTTCATAATATGGGCGTTTTTGCTACAGGTAAATATGCTCTCGCTATTTGCGATAGATGTGGTCAACAATTTAAGTTTAGTCAATTACAACAAGAATGGAATGGACTAAAAACTTGTCCTGAGTGTTTCGAACCCAAACATCCACAACTAGATCCACCTTATCATAGTGCAGATGCACAAGCCTTACCTTGGGCTAGACCTGCTAGAGAGGAACCAGTAACAGTTTTTGTAGGAGCACCAGGCGACTCAGCTTTTGAGTCTGATGGAATGCAACCGGCCAAACAAAGTAGAGCATTGATTATCGGATCAAGTGTTGGTAAAGTGACTGTGGAGATATCATGAATTATTCTGAACTTTTAGATAATGTAAGAAATTACACAGAGGTAACAAGCGATGTTTTGTCTAATTCTGTGATTAATGTTTTTTTAACTAATATAGAAAATAAAGTAGCTAGACAACTAGACTCTGATGATCAAAGAAGATATGCGACTACAACCTTTGAAGCCAATAATGCTTTCTTAGATGTTTCAGGTCCTGAGGGTGGTTTTCGTTTTGCTAGGGGATTACAAATTGTAGAAACCGATGGAACTAGAACTTGGCTAGAACAAAGAGACGCTACTTTTATGGATGAATATTCTGTAGAGAGATCTACGACAGATACGAATTTTACAGGTAAGCCAAAGTATTGGGGAAATTGGGATGCAACGACTTTAATTGTAGCTCCAACTCCGAATACTGCTTACACCGTTGAAATGTGGTATGATGAAACTCCAGAAAGACTAGGTAATGGATCTGGAACTACATCGACTACAACCTTTTTATCTAACAATGCACCTGAAGTTTTGCTTTATGGAACTTTATCGGAAGCTTATTCTTACTTGAAAAATCCACAAGATATGCAATTATATGAAGCTAAGTACCAAGTAGCTCTGCAAGATTATGCACAAGAGCAAATGGGTCGTAAACGTAGGGATGAGTATGAAAATGGTGTCTTACGCATTCCGATGAAATCGCTAACACCATAAGGAGTAACTAAAAATGGCAATAAATCAAGCAGTTTGTGCTTCATTTAAGCAAGAGTTATTAGCGGGCGATCATGACATTGATAATGACACTATCAATCTTGCTCTCTACACAAGCTCTGCAAGTTTAGACGGAAACACAACAGCCTACACCACTTCAAACGAAGTCGGTGCATCAGGAACATACGCAGCGGGTGGTGCAACTTTAACAGGTGCAACCATTGGCTTAACAGCAACTAGTGCAACAGCTTCAACAGCATTCGTTGACTTTGCAAACGCAAGCTTCACTTCAGCAACTATTTCTGCTCAAGCAGCTTTAATTTACAATAGATCATCAGCGAATACTAACGCAGCTATTTGTGTTCTTGATTTCGGAAGTGTAAAGACATCAACAAACGGTACATTCACAATCGCATTCCCAACCAATGATGCTTCAAGTGCTATATTAAGATTATCTTAATTTAGAGGAGCATTACCATGGCAGATGCTTGGGGTGAAAATAATTGGGGCGAAGGCTTTTGGGGCCAACAAAGCTCGATCACAGTATCTGTTACTGGAGTATCGACTACAACAGCTTTAGGCACAGAAACTGTCGAAGCTGATTGCTTAGTCACATTAAGTTCATTACAAGTATCTTCCGCATTAGGCACCGCAATAGGTGAAGCTGAAAACGTCGTTTCTCCAACAGGCGTTTCTTTTCAAACACAATTATCTGGAGTTACAGTACAAGAAGGCACTGGCGTTGTAGCTGGTAGTCTTCTTATGTCTTTTGCTACAGGTGATGAAACTGCATCAGGAACAGTGGATGCAGGTTGGGGTAGATCGACTTGGGGATCATTTACTTGGAATGAAAACATAGAATTTATTACTAACGTCACAAGTGTGACGATGTCCACGGACTTAGGTACACCTACAGTTGAAGTAGGAAC